ATTTAATGTTGACCAGGTAGAGGGTATCGAGATTGAAAAGCCTGCTGTATCGCCAAGAGTATTTGAGCCCTCAATAGCGCTTGATGAGCGTATCCTAAAATCAGGCGCTAACATTAAACACGGGGGCAGCCAGGCGTTTTACTCACCTAGTACTGACTCTATCGGTATGCCTGATCGTAATACTTTCACCGATGACAATAATTATTATGCAACTATCTTGCATGAATTAACCCACTGGTCAGGCGCTAAACATAGACTAGATCGTACTAAAGGAAAACGATTCGCTGATAGTGCCTATGCTTTTGAAGAGTTAGTGGCAGAAATGGGGGCAGCGTTTTTATGCCAGGACTACGCTATCAGTGGTGATCTAAGGCACGCTGGTTATATCGGTAATTGGTTGAAGTGCCTCAAGGCAGACAATAAAGCAATATTTAACGCTGCTGCACTAGCTCAAAAAGCTGCAACTTACATTAATGAATTAGATGTAATAACTAACCAGGCAGCAGCCTAGTGTTAACTGATAAACCCTTATTTATAGGGGTTTATCGGATTAGCATTGTGCTAGTCAATACCTAACGATGGAGAATTTATGTATATTTCAGAAAATCAAATAAATGATGCCGTAGAGTTAATCATTAATACCAGGGATTTTTGCGGAGATGAGATGTTAGCTATATGTGATTTTTGCGCTGATGAAAATTTAAAAGATTGGCGAAAAGTTTACCGTATTGCTAATTTTAGAGCTAATGCACGCTGGAATGAATTTAAAAAACAAGCTGGTGTAAATCCTAGGTATTGTTTATGAGCGCCAGGGATAAATATAGCGCTTACTGTTACCTGGCAGCCAAGCAAGGGTTTAAGCCATTGTCATTTAATGCCTGGCAATCAACTGTTAAACAAGGGAGGGTTTATTAATGAAAACATTTAGCGATATTAAGCGTAAATTAGTAGAGGGTAATTCCTTAACAATGACTAGGCATGATTGGTATCCACAAGGCAAACTAATTGGGCTTAGCAGGGATATAGTTAAGCGCCAATCTAATGCTGTTCAACTAGAGGGAGGATCATGGCTATACCTAGATAAACCCGCTAAAGAGTACATTCCCACTAGTGACAATACATTCCTAGTATTTTTAGACAATGATAAATTTATGGAATATAGGATAAATTAATTATGAATTATAAAGATACCCTAACCGATAAGATCATCCTGGTATTGTCTTTATTCGCTGTAATACCTTTAATTTGGCTTTTAATGGCACTGTAAAGATCATTTACCACTAAATAGGGGCTCAATAGCCCCTATTTTTTTAAGCGTTTATAGAGCGTTTAAATCATTCTCTTAAATTTCAATCCATTTTCCATGTCTTTTAACTCTTTTTTGAGAGAGATGGTTTTACTTAATATCTTAAAAACTCTCACTGGTGGATTACCTATACGCGTGCGGGTAGGGGTAGGATAGTGGCAAAGCTGGTTGTTTTGGTAAAGCTGGTAAGACTAGCTAAGCTGGTCAATTTGGAAAGTTTGGAGAGTCAAAAATTAGATTACCCTACCCAATTTGATTACCCCATAAAAAAAGTTAGTGAACATCTAACCCGCTATTCATATAGGGGTGATCGCTTTTAAGCGGTGGTTATCGTTTATCGAGCGTTGCTTAACTAAAGGGGTGCAGTCCTGTAAAGGTCCCCTAGATGGTAGCCAACTCGTTTATCTGTATCTATCACCACGATATTTACAAGGACTGGGTTATGGTCCCGTTTAGAGTGTTTTACTGGTGATTTTGATGGTGAGGTCTTAAATCGTTATGGGAACCCAATCGCATAACAGACCCAAAACCACCACTAAAACATTCTTGCGGAAATTACACCATAAAAAAATAAATTACACAAGCATTGTTTAAATACAACAGATTAGTAAAGAGTGTATTGCATTAAGATTATTAATCCTTTAGAGTGTAGTTGTTGTATCCAAATACCTAACTGAAGGAGTATCCAACATGAAATTCTGTATTGATTGCATACACTACGAGGACTTGACAGGCTTGTGCCTCAAGACTAACTACACTGACCTGGTTACTGGCAAGACTGAGTATCGTAATGCTCACACTGAAAGAACCCTAGACCTGACAGGTTGCGGGAAAGAAGGCAAGTTCTTTAAACCTCAGCGCCATAAGATATACACGGCTGCTGATCTTGATGATTTATCCACGATACCTTTTGGGAGATAACTATGGCAACGAGAAAAGCAGTCTTAAAAAAGAATTATGAAGTTATTGGTTTAAAGACTTTAATTGAGCGCCAAGACAATCAACTGTTTCAACTGTCCGATGAGCTTAGAGATGCTAAAGAACAAGCTGAGTTCTGTCGTAAGCAAATTAATCATTACTTAGCATTAATCAATATATTAACAAGGGGAGCATGATGAACGATCAAGCAGACTTTGCAGACGAGGTTAGAAATAGCGCCTGGTGGAGTGGTGATAGTCGTAAAGCTGCCAATGGTAGAGCAGTAGACGCAATCCTGACTAAACAGGGCAAGATGCCTATTCCTGACTTGTCGCAGGTAGAAGTAGTGCAGATGGGTCATGTTATGCAACCCGTGATTGGCAGGTTAGCTCAGGACAAGCTACAAATAGAGCTTAAAGAAGCGGACTATGCCATTACTCACCCGCAGCATGATTGGTTTCGTAGCCACTTTGATTTCATATCGGCTGATGGTAAGACGCTAGTAGAGGCTAAAAACTACAACGCTGGCACTAAAGTGAAGTTTGATGCTGATACCAATACGATCCCGCTTGCTGATTATGCCCAGTTAGTGCATGAAGCAGCGTGCCATGGAGTTGAGCGCATTTACTTAGCGGTTCTGTTTGGTGGGCAAGAGTTTCAGACCTTTGAATTCAACATTAGTGAAGCTGAGAAGGATGAATTCATACAGAAAATGGCAGTCTATTGGGGCTTTGTAAAGGCTAATACCTTACCTGAGGCTGAAACCATTGAGCAAACTAAGCTGATCTATCCAGTATCTACAGAGGAACAAGTCGTAGCTACTCAACAGATGGAACAAGCAGTAGCGCAACTCAAAGGTATTAAAGGTCAGATTAAAGAGCTTGAAGGTGCAGAGGAACAGATTGAAGTAGCGATCAGGAACGCTCTAGGTGACAAGTCAGCAGTAGTTGGTGTAGACGGATCAACGCTAGTGACCTGGCGCTCTACTAAGCCATCTAAGCGTTTTGCAAGTGATCTATTCAAACAAGCCATGCCAGATATCTATGAGAAGTTTGTAATGGAAATGCCAGGTAGTCGTAGGTTCTTAATCAAATGAACAATACTTTATTAACGGGGAAACTATTATGAGTAACAACTTAATACCTTATGCAGACATGGAACAAATGGCGCAGGCTATGGTCAAGAGTAATCTGTTTGGCATGAAGGATGTAAACCAAGTCATAGCCCTTGGGCTAGTAGCACAGGCTGACGGGATGCCATTTGCCAGTGCAGTGCGAGATTACGACATTATCCAAGGTAGACCAGCACTCAAGTCAGCCAGTATGCAGGCACGGTTTCAAGCTGCTGGTGGCAAGGTGGAATGGAAGGTATACACCGATGATGAAGTGACGGGTATCTTTTCACATCCTAATGGGGGCACGCTGGAGTTAACCTGGACAATTGGTCAGGCTCAGGGCATTGGTTTAGTCAAGCCCAATTCAGGCTGGTCAAAGTATCCACGGGCAATGCTTCGGGCACGCTGTATATCTGAAGGTATCAGGACAGTATTTCCTGGCTGCCTTGGCAATATGTACGCCCCAGAGGAAGTGATTGACTTTGAACCACAGTCAGCACCTAAGCCAAAGAACATGGGCATCGTTACTAAGTTAGGCAATGAAATAGTTACTATTGCTGATTTGAAAGAGGACATGATTAAAGGTATACCTATGTATATCCCAGGCAGTGATGAACCTTACGCTCAGTATCTTACGGTTGATGATTGGATTGATGGCTACGCAGAGATGCACGCTAAGATCCATGAGTCTACCAAGCTCAGTCAGGAAGAAAAAGACGAGAAGATCCAATCTTTAAGGCAGTGTAATGATACCTATACGAAAACTTTTGACGGCAATACAGTTGCCAAATTCTTATCCAAGCTCACGATCCATAGAAAGGAAATCGCAAATGGCTAGTTTTTTATATCAAGAAGGTAAAGGCGGGTTGTTGCAGGAGTTCGATAAAAAGAACCCC